GCAATCCCTGCCTATCAAGCCTACTTGCTTAGTGGTACTCCAGCCTTTCAAATATACATCAAAGAAGGTGAAGTCCTAACACAAGTGATGCCAACTGATGCGATGGAGGCGGCTGAAGCTGTAGAAGTGCAACGTAGCACATCTAAAGCTATGAAACCTAAGAGAAAGTCATCAAAGCGATCTAAGGCTTATGGTCGACATTTCAAAAAATTAGCACCTAAGTACAAATTGAAGAGTGGCAAGTGGAAGAAGGACGGATTCAAGCGTTGCGTCCGTGCTGCACATGCGGCGACAAAGAAGGAGATGAAGTAGAATGGCAGTAACTGAAATCCGAGAAACAATCGAAACAAGTGTGTCGCTCGATGGTAACGGCCTTGGCATTGTTCAAAAGCGCATTAACCTCCAATCAGGTGCACGTCATCAAATCTTCCAAATGGACATGTTTCAAGATGCCATCCCTGAAACCGATAGTGATAACCTTATCATTGAATGGTTTGTTACGCCATACCCAGTGATCTATTCAACGATGGCATTAACTCCATTGCGAAATAGTCGGGGGCCAATGGCTGGCGATGACAAAGTGTTGATGAAGTCAATATGGACCAGTTATGATCTTACAAAGTATGGGACATTTACTGATTTCCCAAATCAATTCTTAGGCGCTCAACCAACTTTTTCGTTTTACACACCTGCGCTTTATGTCACGGGTTTAGTTCATGGTGCTGCTGCGGCTTCGGTTACTAACCTTGCCTTCTCGTTTTATGTGGCATGCGAGAACAAAAAGGCAAGTCTTGTTTCATACGGCCTTGGTGTTCTTCGTGAGCGATCCATTGCACAAGGTATCAATTTGATGAGCCAAGGGCGAACCATTCCGCCATCAGGCAATGTTGGGCAAATCTTCCCCATGTGGAAATATGGCGGAATGCGCCCCGAACGTATGTTGCGCGGTAACGCATTAGCAGACTTCTTTCTCCCATACTCTTCGACGGACAGTGAAAAGATGTTGAGCACTGGAAATGTGCGAGGATATCTTTCAAGAGGCCGGACGATGCAACCGTTTGATACTGCTTTCGGTTCAAACGATGCTGTCAAAGGACAAATTCCCGATTGGGTGCGATTCGATCTAAACCCCGGTTTGGTTTCAGGCCCAATCCGACCTCAGCAACCTCCAAGAAAATTAGCGGACAATGGTAACACCTTGATGTTCTGAGATGAGACTTATGGCCCTCGATCCAGTGGCACCAATCGACAAAGAACAAAACGAACGCATTGTATGGTGTGAGCGTTTGTTATACCTGATAGTGATCCTACAGTTTCCTCAAATCGCAACTCTCCTGTAGCTGTAGAAGTGCAACGTTGCACATCTACAGCTATTCCAGCCGATCGGCTGAACGAAGAACCGATTCGATAGTATCCGCAGCAGTGAGTAGGTCAAGTTCATAACCAATGTACAAACTCTTTTTCGATGCGATTTTTCTTATTTGCATCATATATTTGTAAAGTGAGTCTGCTTCCCTTGCCGTGATCCCTGCGCTTGAATGCCGGTTACGTGTTTGTTTCTCATTGGATCCATACCTGCGCTTTGGTGGGTACCTTTTATCAGACATAATCAGAACTCCTTTTTCATTTCCGCATCGATGACGGCCTTAAGTGTTTGACTTGCATCAGGATGTCGCATGACAGCCCTCAACATTGTCCTCAATGGTAAATCATCAATCATTGCTTTTTGTCGATCCCATTGGTCATCGGCCAAATAAATCCGCAACGCTTGGCAAATTGTTTTCGATTGGTTACGACGTTTGCGGAGTTGGTGAATGAGATCCACATCAAGACTGAAGGTCTTGTTCATCTTCATTCCCAGCACCCCTTACAGGTCCACCATCGGGCTAAATTGTACCCTGCTTGGCCGGTGTGCATTCTAGTGTGCATTCTTTCGCCCGACTTCCATGTTGTTTCGTTGCATTCCCAACAAATTAGACGAGCGTTAGCCCACGCGAAATGATCTTCAGAGAATTGAACCATCAGCGAATCAACCCCGCAGCGTCCATTTTGGCAAAGCGATCAAGATAGAAAAGAAATGCTTCAATGTCACTTTTCAAATCTTCAACCTGTTTCTTGGCGAAGGCATCTTGTAAATGTGTGTCTTTTGGGATTTTACCCCTGAATTGCATCAATTTATCGGCTATTTTCTCGTAGTGGATCGGTTCCATATTCAACCCGAAGCGGTCCCTACTTAACTAACTAACTGTAAACGAGGATCAAGAAGGGATAGAATGGGGTACTCCGTACCTATTCCACCCCAAAACCCGGAATAGTCCAAGGGTGGCTAGAAAAAGTATAGTATAAGAACTGTAAGATGGGACATCCCACCATGGCGAAAGCAAACAGAGACCTAATTCTACGAGACCGACTACAATTTGATGTTGATGCAAATGGCGATACCGCACTAGTGTATGGCCGAGTCGACATGAGCGATTTCGTAAATGTTGTCAAGCGAGAAGGATTTGCAGTGAAAGAAGTTCGATATCAAATTCGTGATCCATCAGCAAGTGGCGTCACCGGTGTTTTCAATCCGTTGATGGCTCTTGCTAACGAGAGTTTTGGTTCTCTCAAACTCTTTACAACTACCACTGCATACGAGAATGCCTATGATGTGGGCATCGCCTCGCCTGATGTTATTTCCGTTTTTGAACTAACAACAGTTCGCGATAATCCCGGTGCTCCTGAAGAAACATTCGCAAATCAATGGGTTCTCTTTGGGACTCCTGATTTGCACCCTGATGGATACAATGTTGTGTCTGATTTGTTGATCGGTGTGTGTGCAAATGACATTACACAATTTTCCAACCAAACTCTTGAAATTGACATCATGGTCATTGGAGAGCCTATCAAACTCAATGAAGCAGACATGACCGAGATGCTGACTCAGGCTCAGGACTTGTGAGGTGGCCCTAGTGCCATACGACAAAGACGGTAGGTTCTACACAACAGATCCACGAGACGAACTCGACAACCCTGAACGCTTGATGGAGCGAACAGCCAACGCCTACAAATTTTCCAAGGTTGGTGCACGTATGGGTTCAGCCGTTCCAGTTGCTGGAACTTTAGTGGGTGCAACTCTTGGTGCTATTGGAGGATTTATTCTTGGTGATCAAGAAACGGTTTTCCCTGTTGACATGATCGCAATCCCTGCCTATCAAGCCTACTTGCTTAGTGGTACTCCAGCCTTTCAAATATACATCAAAGAAGGTGAAGTCCTAACACAAGTGATGCCAACTGATGCGATGGAGGCGGCTGAAGCTGTA